CGAATTGATTCTTGAGAATGCTCAAATGTCTATCTCAGGTATTTATCAGATGGAGGATGACGGTGTTATCAACCCTGACACGATACAGCTTGTTCCTGGCTCAATCATTCCGAAAGCTATGGGCAGTACGGGCCTTCAACCTATACAAGCGGCTGGTCGTTTTGATGTTGCGCAACTTGTTCTTAGCGACATGCGACTTAATATTAAACGAGCGCTTTACAACGACATGCTTGGAAACCCTGATAAGACCCCTGCCACCGCAACAGAAGTGGCGGAACGCATGGCGGATTTGTCTCGTCGAATGGGTTCTGCGTTTGGTCGACTTCAAGCAGAGCTTGTTCAACCTGTTCTTCAACGAGTTATATACATCCTTAAAAAGCAAGGACGTATAGAAGTTCCAACAGTTAATGGTCGAGAGGTAAAAATTCGTTCGGTTTCCCCACTAGCTCAAGCTCAAGCAAACCAAGATATTTCTAGCGTTGCTCGATTCTTAGAGCTTGTTGGTGGTGTGTTTGGGCCTGAGATGTTGCAGCTTTTAATCGATGGCGAGCAAACAGCTGTTCACTTAGCTAAAAAGTTTGGTGTTCCAGAAAGCTTGATTCGTGATGAAAATCAGCGTAAACAAATAGCTGCAATGGCGCAGCAAATTGCGCAGCAACAACAAGGTGGAATGCTTGGTCAACAACAAGCTTAATATTGGTATCGATGGGTATCAGCGCAAACCTGAATTAGATGTGCAAATAAGCCAAAATTTTGTGCATCTTTTTGAAACGCCAACTGGCAAAGAAGTCTTACGCTACTTGAGGTCGATTACCATAGAAATGGTAAACGGCCCTAATGTGACAACGGAAGAGTTGCGTCACCTAGAAGGTCAACGATATATTGTTGGGCTTATTGAGCAGCGTATAGCCCATGGACATAGGAGTAAGAAATGAGCGAGACACAAGAAGCAGTAGCAATCGCGGAAGCAGATGGCCGTGATTTTGTCACGGAAGCTGATGTAGAGCAAACGCAAGCGCCAGCGCGACCAGAATGGTTACCTGAAAAATACAAGACACCAGAAGACTTAGCAAACGCTTACAAGGCTCTTGAGTCTAAGCTTGGGACAAAAGAAGAGGATATGCGCAACGCAATCCTTGAGGAGATTCAAAGCCAAGCTTTTAGTGATCGACCAGAATCAGCTGGTGATTATCAATTGCCAGATTCTATTGACACGGATCAAGCTACTGATAATGAATTGCTGCAATGGTGGGCTAATCATGCATTTGAAAATGGTTATAGCCAAGAAGAATTTGAGCAGGGCATTGAAATGTACGCTCAATCTATTGGCCAAAATCAACCTGATTTAGAAGCGGAGGCTGCAAAGCTTGGCGAAAACGCAAACGCAAGGATTGAGGCTGCATCAAACTTTGCTCATAAGTTTTTCCCAGAAAATGCTTTACCAGCAATTGAGCGAATGTGCGAAAGCCATGAGGGTATTCTTGCTTTAGAAGCAATACAAGAAGCATTGAAAGATGGAAACTTTAGTGGCAGTGTAGACTCAGTTAAGCCGCCATCAGATGGCGAGTTACAGGAGATGATGCGTGACCCAAGATACATCCAAAGAGACCCGTATTATGTTGCAGAAGTCACAAAAGCATTCCAACGGAAATATCCGGGCTGAGCCAAAAATTTTACAACGGGGTGGGTATTATCTCACCCCTTTTACTTTAGATCATATTGACGAAGTAGAGAAACATCTTAGCAAAGAAAACAGACGCGAGTTAAAACTCTTAGGTCATGTTGACGTAAAGGAAGCTTTGATTGAAATGTATCAATGCGCAGAGTGTTATCTCTGCCGCAAAGAAGGTGAGTCATTTATTATGGTTGGTGGTCTTTGGTTTGATGGTGACCAAGACTTTCCACAAATGTTTGCTATGTTTTCAGATAAGATCAAGGATAACTTTCATGCTATGGCCAGAGGATCACAGATGTTTGTAAAGCATTTTGACCAGTGGCATAGTCATATGAGCATGACAGTCTTGGCTGATTATGAGTTTGTTTTAGACTGGGCATCGTGGTTAGGGTTTGAAGCAGTTGGCGTTATGACCAGTGGTCCAAACAAGTATGTTGAATTTGTGCGTTGCAATCCTAGTGAAAAATATGTTTCACATGAAACATCACGGCCCGTGATGCACTGATTGGCCCGAAAGGATACCCAAGTTTGAGGTGAAAGTAACGGATACCCGTATCGTTCGTAATCTCAATCAAAGGAGCCAATCATGGCTAGCTCAATCGACCAAGCTTTTATTAAGCAGTTTGAAGCAGAAGTACACCTAGCGTATCAGCGCATGGGTTCTAAATTGCGTAACACTGTTCGCACTAACAACGTTTCTGGTTCTACTGTTCGTTTTCAAAAAATCGGCGCAGGTGCAGCGAATACAAAATCGCGCAACGGCGACGTAACAACAATGGATCTAGTCCACACCTATGCAGAAGCAACAATGGCTGACTACTATGCACCAGAGTTGATCGACAAACTAGACGAGTTGAAACTCAACATCAACGAGCGTCAAGCTGTTGCACAATCCGCTGCTGCTGCATTGGGTCGCAAGACTGATGACATCATTACAACTGCAATGGATGCTGGTGCAAACGCAACCGCAATCGCAGACACATCTGGTGCATTGGTTAAAGCAGACTTCTTGACCATGTTTGAAACACTAGGTACAGCAGACATTCCAGAAGATGGCCAACGCTATCTTGCAATGTCACCTGCTGGTTATGCTGACTTGTTCAACATTGTTGAGTTTGCATCATCCGACTATGTTGGTCCACAAAACCTGCCATTCGCTGGCGGCATGACCATGAAAGAATTCATGGGCATTAAAGTGTTCTCAACATCTGCTGTAGCTGGTGGTAAAAACTTCTTGTACCACACATCAGCAGTAGGCTTGGGCATCAACGCAGACGTTCAAACGGAAGTAAACTACGTCCCAATGAAAGCTGCGCACCTTGCCAACTCTATGATGTCGATGGGCGCGGTTGTCATTAATGACAACGGTGTCTATGAAGTCCTAGACAATAACTAAGATAGGACGGGGGCTTCGGCCCCCGACTTGCCATGCCAACAGTAGCTAACACCCCGATTAAAATATGTTCTCGCGCATCGCTCTTGATTGGTGGTGACGCGATTCAATCATTTAGTGATGGAACGGCAGAGGCTTCTGTTTGTGACGCTATGTATGAAGACATGGCGCGTTCTGCTTTGACAAACTCACGCTGGCGTTTTGCTACAGATCAATCTGTTTTGAACCGTTTGGCTGAGGAACCGACTGGTCGCTGGACTGCGGCTTATCAATTACCATCTGAATTAATCATGCTATCGGCAGTTACTATAAATGAAGTGCCAATCGAGTATGATGTTTATGGCTCTAAGGTTTACTGCAATGAATCAGCAACAAACGAATTAATTGCTGATTATGTTTTTCGTGCAGATGAATCTACATGGCCTCCTTATTTTGTAACTGCGGTTGAATACATGATGGCTGCTGTGCTTTCTGTATCTGTTGCTAGAGACTCTCAGCTTGCAAGCTTAATGGAGCAAAAAGCTGACTTACAGATGCGTCAGGCTCGTCGCTTGCACTCACAACAACAAACAACCCGTAAATTAAATACATCGAGGTTTATTGCTGAAAGGCGCAGCTAATGCAGAAAGTTAGAGTACCAATTAACAGCTTTCAGTATGGCGAAATAAGTCAATCGATGTTGATGCGTACTGATGCAGTTATTTATGCTCAGTCGGCTCAAACGATTCAAAACATGGTGGTTATGGCCGAGGGTTCTGTTCAAAAAAGACCAGGGCTAAAGCATCTTTACAACTATGGGCTTTCATCTGCTGGTCAAGCTCAATCTCATTTATTCAAGTTTGTTTTTGATAACAATGAAGAATACATTATCTCTATTGAAGAAGGGAAGATTCGTTGTTTCCAACTTGAATCAAGTGGGGCTGTAACTTTAGTCAGCACACTGACCGTAGACACAGATGGCAATTCACTGCCATTTGATGAAGATTACATTCAGCAATATACATCAGCGCAATATGGCGATGTTATGTTTATTTGCCACCCGCTTTTTGCGCCTAGAATGCTAACACGAACAAGCCTAACAAGTTTTGAAGTTAGTGTATTTAGCTTTGATGAACGTTTAGACGGAACAAGAATTTATCAGCCATATACTAGATTTCAAGCTCAAGGCGTAACATTAGATCCATCTGGGACGACTGGTTCCGTGACTTTAACAACTAGCTCTAGCTATTGGACTTCTGATCATGTTGGGTCAATGATTAGGTATGGCAAGGCCGAAATATTAATTACAGGTTATACATCTAGCACTATTGTCTCTGGTACTGTTGTTGATGAATTAAAGCTTAGGCTTGCTACTATAAATCCCCTTCGCACAAGAGAGGGTAGTGCAACAGTTGAAGTAACTCAATTGGGGCATGGATATGCAGGTGGAGAAACAATTGTAATTTCTGGGGCTTCTTCTGTAGGTGGTATTAATACTGGTAATATTAACGGGACATTTACAGTTACTGGCATCATTGACGAAAACACATACACATATACAGCTGGAGGGTCGGCTTCTAGTTCTGAAGATGGTGGTGGCATTGTTTATGTTACGACCCATGCGCCAACAGTAGATTGGGATGAACAGTCTTGGTCTGCTGTTCGAGGATACCCTGCTGCTGTTGTTTTCCATCAAAACCGTTTAGTTTTTGCTGGGACGCTTGATGAGCCTGATTCTATCTGGATGAGTCAAATTGGTAGTTATTTTAACTTTGATGTTGGCGAGGCCAAAGATAACGAGTCTATTGGGGTTACGGCCGCAACTGGCGATGTGAATGAAATTAGGTATTTAGTTTCTAACCGTGATTTGCAAATTTTCACTGCGTCTGGAGAGCTTTATGTTCCGACATTTCAAAACCAAGCGATCACTCCAACAAATATACAAATCAGAAAGCAAACGCCATATGGATGTGAATTTGTTCAGCCTGTTTCTTTAGATGGCGCAACAATTTTTACTTCGATAAATGGCAAAACTATTCGTGAATATTTGTTCACTGATTCTGAGCAAGCTTATACTTCTAACTCCGTTTCTTTGCTTGCGTCGCATTTAATCGACGACCCAAGGTGTATGGCTGTTGCACATAGCGCTTTTGGATTGCCAGATTCATATGCTATCTTAACGCTTGGAAGTGGTGACGCTGCACTGTTTACATCAAATAGGGTAGAGCGTAGAGCGGCTTGGACAAGTGTAAAAACGTCTGGTAATTTTTGTTCTGTTGTTGCGGTTAAAGACCGCATCTTTGCGAATGTTTATGACGA